AAGGGGTCCAAGGCCTATGCCGCCATCCTCACGGAGGAGAACAAGCTGCGGCGGAAGTTGGCCGAGGAGGAGCAGGCCAAGCTGAAGGCCGACTTTGACCTGCGCATGACGAAAGCCAAGGCCGACAGCATGGAGAGGGTGACCCTGGCCATCCAGGAGGCCGAGCGCATCAAGGGGGTCTATGGGGCGGATTCCAAGGCCTACATCGAAGCCTTGAAGCGGGTGGAGGAGGAACAGGCCCGGCACCAGGAGAAGATGAAGGCGGTGGACCGGCTGATCGCCGAGGGCAAGCGGGACGCCCTCCTCGCCGGGATCGATCTGGAGGAGGAACTGGTCAGCCAGCAGGCGGAGGCCAACGTCATCAGCCGGACGCAGGAACTGGCCAAGCTGCGGGAATTCGAGAACGCCCGGTTCAAGATCAAGCTGGACGAGGCCCGGCGTGAGGCGGAACTGGAGCAGGACCCCGAGAAGAAGCAGGCGGCCCTGAACAAAATCGCGGCCCTGGAGCAGCAGCACAAGCTGAAGATCACCCAGATCAACGGCCAGACCACGGTTGCCATGCAGACCCAGTGGAAGAACCTCTTTGGGGTCATCACCAGCGGCTTCCAGTCCTCCATCCAGGGGCTGATCCGCGGCACCATGACCTGGGGCCAGGCCTTCAAGAACATCGTCAGTTCCATGCTCGACTCCCTGATCAATTTCCTGGTGCAGTGGGGCATGAAGGAACTAGAGACCATCTTCGTGACCACCGCGGCCCACACCGCCGCCAGCGAGGTGAAGGTGGCCGAGAACGCGGCAGAAGCGGGCACGGCGGGCATGAAGTCCGCGGCGGAAATCCCCTACGTGGGTTGGGCAATCGCCATCGGCGCGGGCATCGCAATCTTTGCCGCCGCCAAGTCCATGTCCTCTGCGGCTGGTGGGTGGGAACGTGTTCCCTCCGACCAGATGGCCATGATTCACAAGGACGAGCAGGTCCTTCCCGCCACCTATGCCCAAGGACTCCGCAACCTGGTCGCCGGTGGTGGGCAAGGGGGTGCAGGGGCCAAGGGTGACTCCTACCACGTCACCATCCAGGCCATCGACTCCAAGAGCTTCATGGACACCTACAAAGCGAATTCTGCGGGCATCATCAAGGTGACCAAGGAAATGGCCCGCAACGGGAGGATCAAGTGAGCAACGCCCTGTTCCCCACCCTGCCGGGACTTGAGTGGAACGTCACCCGCAAGCCCGAGTTCAGCACCAGGATCCAGCGGACGGCATCCGGCAAGGAACTGCGCGGGGCCTTCTGGTCCTATCCCATCTGGCACTTCAACCTGTCCTACGCCGTTCTGCGGCAGGTGGGCGCCACCTCCAAGGCCAGCCAAGCTGGGTTCGTGGACGAGCTCCAGACTCTGGGCGGGTTCTTCCTGGCGCGGCAGGGCAGCTACGATTCGTTCCTCTACTCCGACCCCACCGACAACGCGGTGACGAACCAGACCTTCGCCGCCGGGGATGACGTCACCACGGCCTTTACTTTGGCCCGCGCCTGGGGTGGTTTCATCGAACCAATCGGTGCCTGCGCGGGCAGCCCCACCATCTACCGCACGGACTGGCAGGGCACCCAGCAACTTTACTTGACGGCGCGGACGAACCTACTGGTGTGGAGTGAGCAGTTGGACAATGCCACCTGGACAAAACAGAGTGGGTGCGTCATTACTCCGAACGCGACCGCTGCGCCTGATGGATCAATGACTGCTGATTTGGTGGATCTCACTGGTGCTTCCGTTGGTACGGGCTTCTACAACATAACAAATGGTTCTTTCGGTGGACTCTACAACACCAAGTCTATCTGGTTGAAGGGCGTGGTAGGTGGCGAGGTTGTTACGCTTGTGGATCCAAGTCACACTTACGGGTTGGTTACCTGCACCCTTACTACTGCTTGGCAGCGATTCAGTCTGTATGAAAGCGGACAAAGTACCGGAGCAGGTGTGTGGATCAAGAAGTCCTCGGGCAATCAGGTCTATGCCTGGGGCGGACAGCTTGAAATTGGTGTGCTGACTTCCTACATCCCCACCACCACGGTCGCCGTCACCGTCTCGGACTACTCCATCAGCGGCACCACGGTGACCCTGTCCTCCGCCCTTGCCGCCACCGCCACCCTCCAGTGGTCCGGCGGCTACTACTACCGGGTGCGCTTCAAGGAGGACGTGGCGGAATTCAACCAATTTATGAGCAAGCTGTGGGAACTGAAGTCCCTGGAGTTGGTGAGCGTGAAATGAAGACGGCCTCCCCTGAATTGATCGCCCTCCTCGCGGGGTCCACCCAGTTCCTCATGGCGGACGCCTACGAGTTCGTGCTCCTGGACGGCACCGTCATCCGGTCTTGCAGTTGGGACCAGAACATCATCCTGGGCGGCATGAACCTCGTGGGCGGCGCCTTGTTGCAGGCTGGCTATGGTTGGGGGCCAAGCCAGAACGGCACCGGGGTTGCCCCCGTGGTCACCCCCAACGCCTCCACCGCGCCAGATGGCACCAAGAGCGCCATGGACATGATCCTGGATCGCGGCGCAGGCAACACCTCGGGGGACAACTCCTTCGTGCAGTCCCCGGTGTTGGTCACCCCCTCTGGCCGCACCTACACCGCGGGCGTCTGGTTGAAGGGCACAGCAGGCCAGCAGGTGGCCATCCGGCAACTTGGCAATTCCAACGCCCAGATCATCACCTTCTCCGGGGGGTGGCAAAAGACCGTGTGGCCTGAGGCCACAACAAATTCCCTCTCCAAACCCGTGTTTGGCGTCTTCAGCCAAGGCACCTGGAACGCCACCAATAAGGTGCAGTTCAGCATCTGGCACCCCCAGGTGCAGCTTGGGACCGTCCTGGGTCCCTTCGCTGGCATGGCCGACGCCACCACCCCGGTGGACACCCGCGTCACCTACTCCGCCAACGGCTTGAAGATCAAGCGGAACCGCACCCGCGTGGCCGTGGGCCTGGAGGTGGACGAAATGGAGTTGACCGTCACCCCGGCCAGCACGGACACCGTGGGCAGCCTGCCCTTCATGTGGGCCGTCAACAACGGCCTGCTGGACGGTGCCACCTTCACCCTCCGCCGTGTGTTCCTGTCGGATCCCGCCACGGTGGTGGACTCCGTGGTGCTGTTCTCCGGGTCCGTGAGCGAAATCGCCTTCAGCCGAAGCGAGGCCAACGTCAAGGTGAAGTCCGAACTTGAGCGCCTGAACATCAACACCCCGCCGGACGTCTACCAGCCCTCCTGCCGCCGCACCTTCGGGGACGCCCTATGCGGCTTCGACAAGGAATCCATCAGCGCCCTCGGCACCATGTCGGGGGGCAACACCAACCGGGTGCTGAACGTGACCGGATTCGGACAGGCCGCGGGCTACTTCGACCAGGGGGTGCTCCTGTTCACCTCCGGGGACATGGCGGGGATCAAGCGCACTATCCTGACCTATGCCCCCGGCAAGGTGACCCTTGGGCTGCCCCTGCCGCGTGTGCCCGGCTACGGTGACGGCATCAAGCTGTATCCCGGCTGCGACAAGACCCCCGCCAAGTGCGCGTCCTACGGCAACTCCTCCAAGTTCTCCGCCGAACCGTTCATCCCTGTGCCGGAGACCGCCCGATGATCGCTGACATCATGCTCCAGGCCCATGCCGCCATGCCCGACACCATGCCCACCAAGGAGGTGGCGGAACGCCTGCAGGTGGTCCAGGAGGCCCTGACCTGGATGAACACCCCCTACCACCACCAGGGGCGCATCAAGGGGGCAGGCGTGGACTGCGGGATGCTGCTCCTGGAGGTGTTCGAGGCCTGTGGCCACATCCCCCACATCGACCCCCGGCCGTATCCCCCAGACTGGCACCTGCACAGGTCCGAGCAGGTCTATCTGGGATGGGTCCAGGAGTTCGCCGCGCCCCTGGCGCCTGGGGAGACCCCCATGCCTGGGGATCTGGTGCTCTACCGCTTCGGCAGGTGCCTGTCCCACGGCGCCATCGTGGTGGCCTGGCCCACCGTCATTCACAGCTACCTCAACCAAGGTGTCATGCTGGGCCACGGGGAACAGGAACCGTTGCTCCCCCGGCGGCTGGCAGGCTCGTGGTCGATTTGGAAGGGGAGGGGCTGATGGGCGGCGGAAGCAAGACCATTTCCCAGACCGACCAGGTGATGGCCGGGATGGAAATTCAGCAGAGCACCTACGGGGCGCCTCTGACCGTGGTCTATGGCACCAACCGTGTGGCGCCGAATCTGATCTACTACCAGGATTTCACCCCCATCCCGCACACCACCAGCCAGTCCGCAGGCAAGGGCGGCGGCGGGACCACCATGACCCAGACGACCTACACCTACACCGCGGCCATCATCCTGGCCCTTGGGCGCGGCCCAATCGTGGGGGTGGGCGCGATCTGGGCCGACAAGGAAATCTACCGGGACAGCGTGCTGCGCATCAAGGGAGACCCCACTAGTCGGGTGGCATTCCCCGCCATGGAGAAGGTGGGGGGGGTTCTGTTCCTGGGCTCCCTGGGGCAAGAGCCCTGGTCCTACGTCAGCAGCAAGCATCCATCCGAGGCCCTGCCCTACTCCGGCGTGGCCTATGTCGCGTTCCCGACCATGGACCTGGGGAACTCCGCCCACATGAAGAACTATGGGTTCGAGGTCAAGGGCGGCTTGATCTACGGCAGCGGCATTGTGGACGCCAACCCCAAGGACGCGGTGCAGGACTTCATGGTCAACCTGTCCGGCTTCCCCGTGGCCCGGGTTGGGGACTGGACCACCTACTCCGCGTTCTGCCAGGCCCAGGGCATTTTCCTGTCCCCCGTGTTCAGCGAGAAGCGGCCTGCCAGCGAAGCCCTGGGTGACATCTTCGTGGCCACCAACTCCGCGCCCGTGTGGTCCGGCAACGTGCTGAAGATCATCCCCTACGCGGACCAATCTTTGACCGGGGACGGCATCCTCAGCTTCGGCACCTACACCCCGGACCCTACGCCCCTCTACGACCTGACGGATGACGACTACCTGCGGGAAGGCGAGGAGGACCCCATCAAGGTGACCCGCAGCACCCCGGCGGACGCCTGGAACCAGGTGGTGGTGGAGTTCCGCAACCGGGCGCGGGACTACAACATCGAGACCGTGGAGGCGAAGGACAGCGCCAACATCGAAGCCTATGGCCTGCGCACCGCGGACCCCATCAAGCTACACTGCGTCACCACCGCGTCCGTGGCCCAGGTGGTGGCCCAGCAGATCCTCCAGCGGAAGCTCTACATCCGGAACAGCTACGAGTTACGCCTGGGGTGGAAGTATGCCCTCCTGGAACCGATGGACCCCATCACCCTGACGGACGCCGCCCTGGGGCTGAAGCGCTACCTGGTGCGCGTCACCGAGGTGGAGGAGAACGAATACGGGGACCTGACCGTGAAGGCCGAGGACTGGCCCCTGGGTGGCGCGATGCCGCCGCGCTATGGCAGCCAGACGGCCAGCGGTTACATCGGGGACTTCAACGTGGACCCCGGCAACATCAACGCCCCCATCATCATGGAGCCCTACTTCCAGCAGACCGCGGGGAAGCTGGAACTGTGGATTGCCGCCAGCGGGGGCGCCCTGTGGGGCCAGTCCCAGGTGTGGGTCAGTCTGGACGGCAACAGCTACACCCTGCAGGGAGACATCACCGCACCGGCCCGCCAGGGCGTCCTGTCCGGCACCATGAACGCCGCCAGTGCCGCGGGGCTGGACACGGCCACCACGGTGCCGGTGGACACCACCCTGTCCCGCACCCAGATCCTCAGCGGTTCGGACGCGGACTTGGCCGCCTACTCCACCCTCTGCTTCTGCGGTGGGGAGTGGTTCGCCTACCGGGACAGCGCCTTGGGCGGGGTCTACAACTACGTGTTGACCCGCCTCCAGCGAGGCCTGTTCGGTTCCGGGTTCGGCGCCCATGCCGCGGCCAGCCCGTTCCTGCGGGTGGACCCTCCCTCCGTGTTCCGCTTCCCCTTGCGCGAGGATCAGGTGGGGAAGACCCTCTACATCAAGTTCGCCTCCCGCAACGTCTACGGCGGGGGGCAACAGGCCCTTGCAGACGTGGACCCCTACACCTACGTCATCAAGGGCACGGCCCTAAACGCGCCCCCCTCGGACGTGGCCAACCTGACCGCCGCATACCAGGCGGCCCAGGCGGTCCTCCAGTGGGACCCCGTGGTGGACTACCGCGCCGTGGACTACGAGGTGCGGAAGGGGCCGACCTGGGGCAGCGCCCAGGTGCTCGGGCGCACCCCGGTGACCCGTTTCCCCGCCAACGGTTCCGGCACCTACTGGGTGGCGGCCCGCTATGGCACCACCTACTCCATCAACCCCGCCAGCCTGGTGCTCAGTGGCGCCCTGGTGCAGAACGTGGTCCAGACCTGGGACGAGCAAGCCACCGGTTGGGCGGGCACCTTCGGGGGTGGCGCGGCCAACGTGTCCAGCCTGGTGCAGCTGACTGGCGCCGGGACCATGATCAGCAGCCTGGCTTCCATCAGCGGGGTGACGTCCTTGGCCTTCATGGGTGTGGTGGCGGCGTCCGGCACCTATACCGTGCCGGGTGTGCATGAAGTGGACGTGACCACGGTCCAGCCCTGCACCGTCACCGCGAATTGGACCAGCTACACCGCCGACCCCTACAGCCAGATCAGCACGAAGCCCAGTATCGCGGCCATAGCGTCCATCGTGGGCAACGTGGCGGGCAAGGGTTCCGTGGGCCTGCAGATCGCCGTGAGCGATGGCGCCGGGGTCTATGGTGCCTGGCAGAACTTCATCCCTGGCACTTACAGCGGCCGCAAGTTCAAGATGCAGGCGGTCCTGACCAGCACGGACACCGGGCTGACCCAGGTTCTCAGCACCTTCACCTGGACCGTGGACGTGCCGGACCGGGCTGAACGGGGCACGGGCGTGTCCCTGGCCGCGGGCGGCACCGCCGTGTCCTTCACCCGGGCCTTCCAGCAGGTGCCCAACGTCCAGGTGACCATCACCAATGCCGTGGCAGGGGATGACATCTTCTTCACCGCCGGCCCCTCCACCTCCGGCTTCACCGTCCAGGTGAAGAACGCCGGAACGGGAGTGGCCCGCACCGTCAACTGGTTCGCCCAAGGATACTGACATGAGCATCGAGAACGGCACCACCACCCTCACCGTGAAGATCGTGGAGCGCACCTGGAAAGTGGAGTGCTTCTGCGAATACGGCACGGACTACACCCTCCTGGCCCACCGGGAGCGCCTGCACCTGCTCGATGACGGCACAATCCTGTCCCGAGACCGCAACCTGCCAAGCGTCCGCCGGTCCGTCCTCATGGTCCAGGGCAACGCCAAGGCCATGAGTATGCTGGCCGCCACGAAAGAACTCTGTGACGATTGGGCAGCCGAGGATGCTGCCGCGACCCCTCAACCCAGCTAGGAGAACCCCATGAGTCAAAACACCCTCAACATCCCGGACAGCAACGGCGCCACGTTCCTCACCAACCTGAACGCGGCACTCCAGGCGATGGCCACCAACCAGTCCGGTGGCACCGCGCCGTCCACCACCTACGCCTTCCAACTCTGGGTGGACACCTCCACCCTCAGCCCCATCCTGCGCATCAGGAACGCGGCGAACAGCGCCCACATCAGCACGGGCCTGCGGATGGACGCCCCCAACCTGGGCCTCCAAGATCCCTTCGGCTGGGACCCTGGCACCACCAGCGGCCTCAACTACGGCTACAAGACCGGCGTGGTGCTGAACTCCAGCCAGGTCCCCGCCATCATCGCCGCGGGCACCGTGGCCCTGACCGCCTCGCAGACCAACTACGTGGAGCGCACCACGGACGGCACCGTCAGCGCGAACACCACCGGCTGGACCGCGGGCCGCTGCCCCATGGCCGTGGTCACCACCGGGGTCAGCACCGTCACCGCCGTGGTGGATTGGCGTGTGTCCTCCGTGCCCGCCTCCGCGGAGGTCATCCACCGGGAGGTGGTGGCCTACTATGAGAGCGTCATCGCCACCACGGACAAGCAGCCGGTCCTGCGGATGCCCGTGCCCCGCACCCTGCAGCGGATCGACTACTACAAGGACAACGCGGTGGCCAACGTGGGCACCACCACCATCGTCCTCTACAAGAACGGCGTGGCGGCCTACACCTGGACCATCAGCGCAGCCCTGGCGAACCAGGCCATGACGAACATCACCACCACCCCCATCAGCTTCGCGGCTGGTGACGTGCTGTCCTGGGGGGTGACCGGCATCGGTTCCACCCCGCCCTCGAACCTCTCCATCGTGTGCGACTTCGCGGAAGCGAACAGGTAGGGGGCGGACATGGCACTGAACACCACCAAGCCCACCGCGAACACCGTGTCCATGCAGGTTCCGGCTTCTGTGGTGAATGCGGGCAACGCCTACGATGGGGCCGTCAACGACACCACCACGTCCGCCGGGGTGTACGGGAATGGCAACGCCTCCCATGACACTCAGAAGGAGGCAGACCTCACGGTTCACACCTTCACCGCCATGCCGGTGCAGGCCTACACCGCCAAGACCTTGAATATCAATGCCGCCGTTTCTCTGGTGAACGATCCATCCGGCCTGGGCGGGGACGTGTCCATCGAATATAGCCTGAACGGCGGGGCCTCCTGGTCCTACTTCCCGGGCTGGGTTAGCGTCACCGCGGTTCAAGGCGTGGCCCTCACCTCTGTCAGCCTTTCCCCAACCCAGGACGAGACCCTGGTGCAGGTGAGGATGAGCGCCATCGGCTGGGGGAACTCCGCCCTCGCGGATTTTTCGCAATACTGGGGCGAACTCTATGACGTCTGGATCGAAGGGCTGTATGGCGGAGTTGCCGGATCCGGGAAGAAAGCCGCGGCGGCCATCAACTGCTGACCCGCCCCCTGGAGGGCACCATGCAACAGATCACGAAAGCACCGAGGGCACACATGGGCGCAGAGTTTGAAACCTACGCGATGCGGGGACTGGTGGCTGTCCTGGGGGCGGCCCTCGCCGCCTTCATCTGGCGGGAGGTCACCGCCAAGGACAAACTGTGGAAGGTGGTCAACCAGAACCGGCTGGACCATGAGGCCGCGTTGAAGGAGGCCCGCGAGGGGTTCACCCGCGCCCTGGAGCGCGTCACCACCCAGTTCCGCCAGTCCATCGACTCCCTGAACACGGCCATCGCCACCCTCAGCACCACCGTGGCCAAGCTGGACACCACGATGGCCCGGGAGTATGCGACCAAGGATGACCTGCGGGACACCAGGAACGAGCTCCGCACGGAAATCCAGTGCCACGCGGACAACTGCCCGCTGAAATTCGGAGGTGGCCGGTGAACCTCACGCCACACATCAGCCTGGAGTCCATGACCACCAGCGGCCGGCACCCGGAGATCGACAACACCCCGCCCGATTCCCTGGCCGCCAACATCCTGCGCACGGCCGAAAAGGTAGAGGAGGCCTTCGCTATCCTGTCCACCGCCACGGGCCGTGTGGTCCTGCCCGGCATCAGCTACGGCTACCGATGTCCGGCCCTGAACAAGGCGGTGGGCAGCGTGAGTACGACCAGCGCCCACCTGGAGGGCAGCGCCGCGGACATGGTGGTGCCTCCCGGCATCACCCCCCAGGAGTTCTGGGACGCCCTGCGCCAGCACCCCACCTTCATGCAGGAGGTGGACCAGTTGATCA